GATGAGTGGCTTGGGCAAACCCATGTGCCAACAGTGGCATGACAAAAACGAATCACCTAAAGAAACTCAGTACAATACTATCATGCGGTTTTTATTTGGTGACATCATAGAAGCTATAGCTATGGTAGTTTTAAAATCAGCTAACGTAAATATAGAATCAGAACAAGAGAGAGTTAATTTAGATTTAGATGTGTGTGAACTTAACGGTACATTAGATGTTGTTATTGATGGCAAGGTGTGGGACATAAAATCTGCATCCCCGTATGCTTTCTCTAAGAAATTTGGTGGAGAGTTTGGTGGATACAACAAAGTAAAACAAGATGATACCTTTGGGTATTTGATGCAAGGATACCTGTACAGCAAAGCAAAGAACATGGACTTTGGTGGGTGGATTGTTGTAGACAAAGCTTCTGGTGAATGGGCAGTATGTGAAGCACCAGATTACCAAGAGGAAGACTCTGTAGAGCAGTTGGCTAAGGCAAAATCTAATGCAAAAACAATGTTACAAGACAAACCATTAAAGAAAGAATTTAAAGATAAAGAAGAAACATTCCGTGTACAGCACGGGAAAAGAAAAGGTGAGATAATTGCTACAGGAAACAGAGTTATGCACACGGTGTGTGGCTATTGTGATTATAAAGCACAGTGTTGGCCTACTGCACAACTACATAAAAAGGTAGGAACACAGGCAACGCAACGACCTCTTGTTTGGTATACAAAATTAAAGAAGAGAGAAATAGAGGTATGATTTATTTATCTACAGAAGTAACCATAGGAGATAGCTACATCAACGAAGGTGTATACTTTGGTTACCAAGAGTGTGATAAAACATTTGGTGGTGATAGTATTGTAAAAGAACTACGCAACAGACCCAATGGCATACCAATCCGAATGACTAAAACATTTGATCTTGATGAACCTTGGGGTGATGATAGATTTGAAGAACATAAGGAGAAGATAGATCATGATTTAGATATATTGGCTGTACAAGCAAAAGCAAGAAACAGTCTAGTAGTATTACACTGGACAGGCATAGAAGAACAACGAGGCATTCTACGGGAGAATGCACCTAAAACTTTTAAGTACTTTAACGATAAGTTTGAGGATATAATACATAAAAACATGCCGAGGGTATAATGGTACTAAGACATCATGGCTACCGATCAGACTTTGAATTGTCTATCGCTGTAGCTTTAAATAGAAAAAATGTAAAATTTCAATATGAATCGGAGAAAATAGATTATGTTAGGCATTCTACTTATAATCCTGACTTTGTTATAGAGGGAAAGAACTTCTATATAGAAGCAAAAGGACTTTTTACTACAGCAGATAGGGGTAAACATCTGTTAATTAAAAAACAACACCCCGAAATTGATCTAAGATTTTTGTTTATGAGAGCAAGTAATAAACTTTATAAAGGTTCTAAAACTACTTACGCTGGGTGGTGTGAACGCTATGGTTTTAAATGGTGTGAAGGTTTTTTACCACAGGAATGGTTAGATGAATAAGGAAGATTTAAACGGTTACAGAAAGAAGCTCCCTTTAGGTATGTATGTTATACTGCTTAAACCTGATGGGGAGGATGGTGTTAGTCTTGCTGTAATAGATACACATAATATTGGTGATAATCATGTTGATCTATCATACATTCTTTCTAGGGGTGTACTGTCTTTACTGGCCAATGATATGGATATGATAAAGGAAAGAGGGCAGAGTGTTATATTGGAGGAGATGAGAAACGAAACGAAACTCCCAATAATTGATAGCCTTATGGACAGAACAAAACCTACCGCACGTGTACAGAAAGATAATATTGTGTCTATATTTGGGGAGGATACAGATGATAAGCAGTGATAGTATACCAGAAGGACTGGAGTATAAGATGAAAAAAAGACAACAGTATGATTCACATGATGATATGATAAAACAATCTGTAAAAGGAAAAAATAGACAGGTAGGTGGCAATCACTACATAGATTTTGAGATTATGCCTATAGAATATATTTCTAAAAATAAACTTGACTTCCTAGAGGGAAATATTATAAAGTATATCTCTCGTCATAAAAAGAAAAACGGGGCAGAAGATATAAAAAAAGTTATACATTACGCAGAATTAATATTAGAATTAGAATATGGAGAAAATTAGATGGCATCATTATTAGGGGGAAATTATTTACCAACAGAATATCAGGCGTTTATACATATGTCTAGATACTCTCGGTGGCTAGAGAAAGAAGGAAGAAGAGAAAGTTGGGGGGAAACAGTAGATAGACTTATATCTTTTTTTCGCCAAAACGTAGAAGGAATAGATGAAAAGTCTTGGGAGGACATGGAGGAAGCTGTACTGTCATTATCAGTTATGCCTTCTATGAGAGCATTGATGACCGCAGGTAAAGCTTTAGAGAGAGAAAACATTGCTGGCTATAACTGTTCGTATATACCGATAGATAGCCCAAGGGCTTTTGATGAAGTCCTGTACATACTGATGAATGGTACAGGAGTAGGGTTCTCTGTAGAGAGACAGTATGTTGATAAGTTGCCTACTGTGCCAGATGTAGAGTTTGAACATACAGAGGATGTGGTGTCTGTTGTAGATTCTAAAGAAGGTTGGGCAAAGGGGTTTAGAGATTTAGTATCTTATCTGTATACAGGAAGAGTTCCTAAAATTAATGTGTCAAAGATACGACCTGCAGGTACAAGACTTAAAACATTTGGTGGTAGAGCCAGTGGTCCACAACCGTTGGTAGACCTATTTGACTTTACTGTAGAGAAATTTAAAGGTGCCAGAGGTAGAAAACTCTCCTCTATGGAGTGTCATGATATAGTTTGTAAGACAGGAGAGGTAGTAGTAGTGGGTGGTGTACGTAGATCAGCCCTCATCTCTTTGTCAAACTTATCCGACCAACGAGTGCGTGCGGCTAAATCTGGTGCTTGGTGGGAAACAAATCCAGAGAGAGCACTGGCTAATAACTCTGTTGCTTATACAGAGAAACCAGACGCAGGTATCTTTATGAAAGAATGGCTGTCTTTGTACGAGAGTAAATCTGGTGAGAGGGGTATCTTTAGCAGAGCTTCTGCACAGGCAAAGGCTGCTGAGAATGGTAGAAGAGATGCCAGTTGGGATTTTGGTACTAATCCATGTAGTGAAATTATACTACGGCCTAATCAATTTTGTAATCTTACAGAGGTCGTGGTACGTGCCGGTGATACGGTGGCTACTCTCAGTAAGAAAATACAGATTGCTACATTGTTAGGCACAATACAATCTACCTTTACTAACTTTGGCTACCTAAGAAAAAGATGGCAAGACAATACAGAAGAAGAGAGATTACTCGGTGTATCTCTTACAGGTATTATGGATAGCACACTGTTAAATGGCAAAGAAGGTGGGTTAGAAAAAAGATTAGAAACTTTAAGGGGTGTTGCTGTAGAGGCTAATAAATATTGGGCAGATAAATTTGGTATAAACCAAAGCACAGCTATTACTTGTGTCAAACCTTCTGGTACGGTTAGTCAATTGGTAGACAGTGCCAGCGGTATACATGCAAGACACAACCCTTATTATATAAGAACAGTACGGGGAGATAATAAAGATCCCCTCACTGAATTTTTAATTAACTCTGGTATACCTAGTGAGCCAGATGTTATGAAACCAGAACATACTACAGTATTCTCCTTTCCGATGAAAGCACCTATAGGTTCTGTTTGTAGAAACGATATGTCTGCAATAGAACAGCTTGAGTTATGGAAGATTTATGCAAAACACTGGTGTGAGCATAAGCCTTCTGTTACCATTTCGGTAAAGGAAAATGAGTGGGTACCTGTTGGTGCGTGGTGTTGGGAAAATTTTGAATACCTTAGTGGTGTCTCCTTTCTCCCCTTTTCCGATCACACGTATCAGCAGGCTCCCTATCAAGATATAGATGAGAAAGAATACAAGAAACTTGTAAAAAAAATGCCAGCAACTTTAGACTGGCGTAAATTACAGGACTTTGAAAAAGAAGATAACACAAAGGGGTCACAGGAATTAGCCTGTACTGCCGGAGTGTGTGAGTTAGTAGACATATAGTGAAGTGTGCTAAACCTATAATAGCTCTAGAGGATGCTGGGTTAATAAGAAAAGTTATAGCTTATTACATAAAGTATGCATCGCCCCCAGATAAAGAAGTAGAAGAAAAACTTCTAAATCTATTTCACAGATTAGGAAGATTGGAAAAGTAAGATGGCGGAAGCAAGTCTGTTTGAACTATCTGTAAAGGTAAACTCAGACGGCAAAATTATTACACAAGTAAATTACATAGAAAAAGAAACTTTGATTACTGCCCTAGATGGGTGGAAGAAAGATTACCCTAACACCCATGTACTAGGAGCCGTAGTAGAACACTTGAAAAAGATAGGCTCTTCTGTAGAGGAAGATGTAGCTAAACTTTGTAGGTCTTAGTAATTGTAGGAGGTTACTTTACCACCACCTGCTAGTTTTTTCTTCTTCTTTTTTTTCTTTACAGCTCCACCATATACAAAAGGGCCACCCCCTTGACCTAACTGTCTAAGATCATCGTCTACAAGCGGAGCAAATTGTTGGGATGCCGTGTAAGCTTTATTTTTATCTTCATCTACACCTCCTAACATGCCGTAGCTGCGGGCATCCTGTGCTCTAGATACATTCATTGCAGCTTCTGGTACCATCCCCCTTTGTTGAGGTTTAGCATAGGGGCTGTACTTTAATGGTTGGGGTCTCTCTGGCTGTGCAGGCACCCTCTGCGGGCTTTCCATATTTGCAAAATCTGGAGCAGCATTAGGGTTTTCACCAAATGGTAACTCAACAGGAGGTCTACGTGAGGCTGTTCTGTTTGGTACTGTTGGTCCACCAGATCTTCCGGCCTCTGCTCTGCCTCGTTCTAACATGGGGTTGATTGGTGATCCCCCTTGTATAGCTTCAGAATCTACCATATTATCTACACCAAAATCATTGGTAGAAATAATGTTATCTCCTGCTAATCCCATATTTCTAGGTTCTATCATGTTTTGTCTCATTGTGTCAAATCTGCTAGGACTTAGTTTAGCCATTTTTTCTTTAGCAGCATCTCCTGCCATTCCACTTACAGCATTATAATACCCTGTAACTTTTTCGTTAGCT